TGGAGAAATTCTAATGGCACGGATCAGAACGATCAAGCCTGATTTTTGGACGGATGAGAAGATCACTGAGTGCTCCATGAGTGCTCGCTTACTGTTCATTGGCATCTGGAATTTTGCCGATGACAACGGCAATCTTCAGCGCTCCGCTAAGAAGGTCAAGATGCAGGTGTTCCCAGCGGACTCGCTGGATTGCGAACCCTTGATTCAAGAATTGATGTCTCACGGAATGCTCATTGAGTACTCGGTGAACGGTGAATTCTTCATGCATATCAAGGGGTTCAAGAAGCACCAGGTGATAAACCGCCCGTCGAGATCCGGTATTCCTCAGCCACCGCTCAACGATGAATCAATGACCACTCACGGAGTGCTCATTGACGGAAAGGAAGGGAAGGGAAAGGAAGAGGATAAAGCCCCCCCTAACCCCCCTTCGCAGGGGGGTGATGAGCCCGACGAGCCTTCGGCTGAAAAACCCAGGCGGGAACGCAAAGAGCGTTGCTCGCTGAAAACCTTTCTCGAACGTTGCCGATCGGCAGGCGAGACGGCAATCAGCGGCTATGAGCCTCTGCGCAAGTACGTGGACGGTGTTGGGCTGCCGATGGAATTCGTGCAGCTTGCCTGGGACGTGTTCAAGGCTGAGCACTCGCCCGAAGGTGCCAACGAGCGCCGCTTGCAGGCTGACTGGCGCAAGCACTTCCTGAACTACGTGACCAAGGGCTACTACCGGCTCTGGTACGCCGATGCCTCCAACGGCACATACTCGCTGACGACCCAGGGCGTCCAGGCCCAGCGCCTCCACGCGCACAAGGAGGCAGCATGAGCGCCGAAGCGTTGCGTGTACCGCCGCATTCCGTCGAAGCAGAGCAGGGCGTCCTGGGCGGCCTGTTGCAGGACAACCGGGCCTGGGATCGTCTCGGTGATCTGCTGAATGCTGAGGACTTCTACCGCCACGATCATCGGCTGATCTTCGAAGCCACGGTGCGCTTGCTGAACAGCAGCAAGCCGGCCGACGTCCTGACCGTCCACGATGCGCTGCAAGCCCAGGGGCGTGCTGAAGCGGCCGGCGGCTTGGCGTATCTGAACGCGATCGCCAGCAACGTGCCCAGCAGCGCCAACGTGCGCAGCTATGGCGAGATCGTCCGCGCCCATCGTGTCCGCCGCGACGTGCTGATGCTGGGCCACGATATTGCGGAACTGGCTGCCAACGAGGCGGGTGACTCCTCCATGCTGGTCGAGCAGGCCACTGGCCTTGCCATGGCGTTGGCCGACACGCGGCAGGCGGGGCGCGAACCGGTAGAGGTCGGCTCGCTGCTTTCCGGCGTATTCGACCTGATCGAAGCCCGAGGTGAGCGTGAAAGCGGCATTTCTGGTCTACCGACTGGCTTTGCTGATCTGGACGCGAAAACGAGCGGGTGCCAAGCGGGGGATCTGATGATCGTGGCCGGCCGTCCCTCCATGGGCAAGACGACTCTGGCCATCAATATCGCCGAGAACGTATCGGAAGCTGGCGGCGTCGCCCTGGTCATAAGCCTTGAGATGGCCGCGGCGCAGTTGGTAGAGCGCTCAATTGCTCGCTACGGTGCCATCGACACGCAGCGCTTGCGCACTGGCAGGCTGGAAAACAACGATTGGCCCAGACTGACTTATGCCGCCCAGATGCTGCAAAGGACGCGCATGATTATCGCTGACGATCCCGGACTGGCCAGTGTTGCTCGCGTTCGATTGGCGGCTCGAAAAGTGAAGCAACGCGAAGGGCTGCTGAACTTGATCGTCATCGACTACCTGCAGCTTATGCAGGGCGAGGGCAACAGCCGGAACGAAGACCTGGGCGGCATCACGCGCGCGCTGAAGCTGATGGCTCGGGAGCTCGGATGCCCGGTGATCCTGCTTTCCCAACTGTCCCGCAAGGTGGAAGAGCGGCCGAATAAGCGCCCGCTGATGAGCGACCTGCGCGAATCCGGCGCCATCGAGCAGGACGCCGACGTGATCCTGATGGTGTACCGGGACGAGTACTACAACGAAGACAGCCCATTCAAGGGCCTGGCCGAGATCCTGATCCGCAAGCAGCGCATGGGCCCGCTGGGCGAAGTCTTCCTGACGTTCCAGGGCCAGCATTCGCGATTCCTGGACGCGGATGTTCACGCCGTGGCAGAAGCGCGAAATGCCGTGCAGTTCAAGCCCAAGCAGAAATACAGCCAGTTGAGGGACTGATATGGCAACCAAGTACCGAAACAAGAAGACCGCGTTGGACGGGATCACGTTCGATAGCAAACGGGAGGCCGCGCGCTATTCCGAGCTTCGGCTGCTGGAACGAGCAGGGCATATCCGGTCCCTGTCGCTGCAGCCTAAGTTCACCCTAGTCGATAGCCAGCGGCGCGCTGATGGAAAGGCGGAGCGCCCCGTGGTCTATATCGCTGACTTCATGTACTTCCAGGGCGAGAACTGCATCGTAGAAGACGCAAAAGGCGTGAAAACACCGGATTACGTCATTAAACGCAAGCTCATGCTGTCACGGCATGGCATCACAGTGAAAGAGGTTTGATATGGCTCTGCCGAGAAGCATTGAAGATTCCAACAAGCAGATGCGCACGGCGGCCATCGATCGCCTCCGCGCTGAGCATGGTGTGACGCTGAGCAAGAAAAAGCGGGGTGCCGAAGGCATCGCGGAGGCAATTCGATCGCTCGAATCTGGCATTCAGTCCGACGACGCGATGATGCTCATCCGGGCTTGGGTTGCCCTGAAACCGAGCGCCGTAGTGCCGGCGCGGGCTTTGGCTACGAGCGATAGACCGTACGCAATGAGCGCTGCCATGCGATTGGCGGCGCAGCGTGCAGCCTTCCAGCCTCCGCTGATCTCGATGAGCAGCAAAGTCCTTTATGCCCCGGAGTACGTATGACGATCATCGGAAAACCCCGGGCCAGGAAGGAAGGCGGCATGTGGCTGGTCTGGTGCGCAGCCGTGGGGCCGAGCCCACGGGCCACCTTTGAAGCGGCATATATCGCTTGGGCCAAGCGTCGGGGGTGGCGGCTATGAGCGCTGACCTGCAAAAGTGGGAGTTCCGCGATCCCATGCGCGTGGTGATGAGCCGCCAGCAAGCGGCAGTAAACCGCTCGTGCCAGGGTTGCGCACATGCGAAGACTGTCGAAACACCCTTCGGCGACACGCTGAACCGATGCCTGAAGGGCAAGCCCTACGGGAAGAGGTGCAGCCGGTACGAGGTAGCCAATGGATAACAGTCTGCCGCGGTGGGTAGAAGACGAGATCCACAACTGGGCACGCGCCCAGTGGGAAGGGGAGTGGCCCGGGCCTGGTAGGCCGGTGCATGACGAGCCGGCCGTGTGCGCGTTCCCCGCAGAGCCTGGCCACGAGGACGACGACGAGCCCGCGCGCATCCCCGTGAACCACGACCGCGCGCGCAAGGTGAACCGCCTGTATGAGGCGCTGCCTCTGGCGGAACAGCGGGTTATCCAGGCTGAGTACACGCGCCGCAATGAGTATGGCGATTTGCCGGCGCACCTTCGCCAGGACAAGGCGTGCCGGGTGATCGGGATCCCGCTGCCGTACTACAAGGTGGCGCTGGGCAGTTTCAAGCAGCAGGTATGGAGGATGTTCGAATGAAGTACGCACACGAAGTTATCGACCTTCTGGGGGCTTTCCCGGGACGTCGGTTCAAGATGCGGCAAATCCTCAACCACGTGGCGCCTAGAGCCGATCAGCGCCAGCGCGCCGTGGTCCGCACCGGGGTGTGGCGCGTCCTGGTTGCGTTGGAAGAATCCGGCCAGATCAACAGTACCCGAGACGAAGCCGAAAGCCGCGTCCATGTCGAATACTGGTGGGAAACCATAACATCGACTTCTGGAAAAGCATTTCAGAAACCATCACAATACGTGCGGGAACTTGCGCCCTGAAATAAGCCCGCTCACCTGCGAAATTAAGCATCAATCGGCTGTGAAGCGTGGTGAAATGCTATCTCCCATACTAGACGGAGATATTCATGGCGCAGAGAAGGGTTGTTCAGATTTGCCCGCATCCAGACGGAATCGCGGCATTGGCTGACGACGGCAGTATTTGGTGGACAAACGGAACTCAGGGCTGGGTGGAGATGACACCGTTGCCACCCTATGTGGTCCCGGAGGATAGCAAGTTCCAGCCTATGCCTCCTCCTAAAACAAAAGCTAAATAATCGTCAGCCGCCTCCGGGCGGCTTTTCATTTGCGCAGGATGGTGCGCATCGGCCGTTCCGACCGCCAGGTCATAGGCCAAGCCGCGCACCACTGCCCGGACAAGCTGGCAAGTGTCCGATAACAACACCAGCAGCGCGCCATACCGTTCCCCACATCTCCCGGGGCTTGGTCATGGCGGTAGGGGCGCGCATCAACACACGGAGTCAAGATGGGACGACGAGGTATCGCCGAGGTCACTGCTTCGCGACCCGCTCCGCCCGAATACATGATGGGCGTCGACGCTCCGCTTTGGCCGGTACTCGCTCCCGCAGAGAATGTCTCGAAGTGGGT